AACAACACTAAAATCTCTGGTTTTCAACGACAGATCAGAGATTTGGAATCTGAAATTCAAACTACTACCGAACGATTTAAGAATAGAAATACTGAACATGAAAAACTAAAAGAGTTTAAAGAGAATCTCCAAACAACAATCGAAGAACTATCTGAGAAGAGACAAGATATCAATCACTATGATTTTGCATATTCTCTTCTGAAGGATGATGGAGTCAAGACAAAAATAATTAAAAAATATTTACCATTTATCAATCAACAGGTAAATCGATATCTACACTTGATGGATTTTTATATCAATTTCACTTTGGACGAAGAGTTTAGTGAAACTGTAAAGTCACCTATTCATGAGGATTTTTCATACTCTTCTTTTAGTGAGGGAGAGAAGATGCGTATTGACTTGGCATTACTCTTTACTTGGAGAGAAGTTGCAAGAGTTAAGAACTCAGTCAATACAAATCTATTAATTATGGATGAGGTATTTGATTCATCTCTTGATGGATTTGGCACAGATGAGTTTCTTAAAATTATTCGATATGTAATCAAAGGTGCAAATGTTTTTGTTATATCTCATAAGACTGAATTGAATGATAAGTTCGAGAGTGTATTGACCTTTGATAAAGTTAAAGGATTTTCGACTATGGTCTCTAGGGAAATCACAGGAGAATGATAAAGATATTAGTAACAGGACATGAAGGATTCATCGGAAGTCATGTATTCAGTCATTTATTAGAATTAGGTTTTGATGTTGATGGTCTAGATAGACCAGATGATATTGGAAATTTTGTAGATGTTGGATGTGCAGATTATGATCTTATAATACACCTTGCTGCTTATGCTGCACTTCGAGACAGTATAGAAAATCCAAACAAATTCTGGGAGAATAATGTTGAAAAATCTAAACCCATTTTTGATTATTGTAGAAAGTATAATACTCGGTTGTTGTATGCAAGTTCTGCTGGTGCACATGGTTGGTGGCACAACCCTTATGCCATAACAAAAAAAGCAAACGAACTCATGGCACCACCTAATAGTGTGGGTATGAGGTTTTTTAATGTATGGGCAGAGGAAGGAAGTAGAGTTGACATGCTATACAGAATGTTACAAGAAAATACTGCAAAATATATTACAAGACATAAAAGAGATTATATACATGTAAATGATGTTGTGACTGCAATAGCATATTTGATACCTAGTTCATATAGAGGTGTTATTGATGTGGGCACAGGAGAGTCAGTTTCTGTAATGAAAATTGCAAAACTGATGGGTAGAGATCTTCCTATTAAAGAGGATACACCAGGAGAACCAGATTCTTTATGTGCAGACACAACAGAGTTATGTAAGTTAGGATGGTCTCCCACGATAAATATATTAGATCATTTAATTACATGAACTTAGAAGAAGGATGTCATTCACTTAAATTAGAATGTGCCTTGAGGGATCTAGGATTTGTAGATATTGGATGGAAATGTGTGGCACATGCAGGTATATTTTTTGTACAACCAGTTGGTATTCCCGATGACCCAGAGGGAGACTTACTTGGATATCATATTACTATACCTTATGCAAGAAATTATAAGAAGATAAAAATGCTTTCAACAGCAAAAAAAGCACTCGATTATGCTCAAGGAATATGAACACACCTAACTGGCAACACCACTCCAAGAAGGAGAAAAAACGAAAACTTAAACCACAAGCTCTACGTTCTGCAAGAGAGAGACGTAGACAGTTATTAAAGTGTCTACTAAACCCTTCCAAGCGGAGGGTTTCTTTGTATAATGAAGTATATCAAACAAAGATCCCATGACAATCCAATACGAAATTAAATCACAACTTGCTAAATTACTTGCCACAGAAGACCTTGTTGTAGAACACAAGAAAGTTGAGACTGCATGTTTTAATGTTGTCAGTCGAGTATTGACTCTACCTATGTGGGAAAACACAACAGAAGAAGTTGTTGATATGTTGGTAAGTCATGAGGTAGGACACGCACTATATACTCCTAGTGAAGAGTGGTATAAAGAATATAAAATCAATCCAAATGTTGTTAATGTTGTAGAAGATGCTCGTATTGAGAAGTTAATGAAGCGTCGTTATGATGGCATCACAAAAACTTTCTACAAAGGATATACAGAACTACACAATCAGGATTTCTTTCAAGTCAAGAAAAAAGATATCACAAAACTAACTCTCGCTGATCGTATCAACTTATTCTTTAAGATTGGATCACATTACAGAATTTCATTCACAGATTATGAGCAGACACTTGTAGATCGTGTTGGTTCCTGTGAAACATTCCAAGATGTATTGGAAGTATCTAAGTTAATCTATGAATATTGCTTAGATGAAATTGAAAAGAGAAAGCAAGAGCAAGAGACAGAGCAAGATTCTGAATTTGAAATGGAAGGAAATCAAAATGGTCAAGGTAGTGGATCTGGATTTGATGAAGGTGAAGATGGTGAAGGTTCATCTGAAGATGCAGAATCTTTATTAGAAGAAGAATCTGGTGATGGTGATAATGGAGAATCACAAGAAGCAAAATCTTTTGGTGGTGGCATGGGTATTGGTAAAAGCGATAGTATGGTTGAGACTGCTGAAAGTCTTGAGCAATCTATCAAGAATCTTGCCAGTATGGATGGTCTAGAAAATCATTATCTAGAATTACCTGATGTTGATATTGATCAAATCATTATCGATAATGAAGTCATTCATGGATTATGTGATGTTCACTTTATGGAGATTCGTAATGATCTTGAGGAAAGAAGTAAGATTCAAGGTTCTGAAAGAGATTGGATGTCTTATAGTTTAGAAGAAGCACTCAGTGCTATGAAACAAGCAGATACAGAGTTTCTTAAGTTCAAGAAAGAAGCACAGAAAGAAGTTAATTATCTTGTCAAAGAATTTGAGATGAAAAAGTCTGCAGGTGCTTATGCTCGTGCTACTACAAGTCGTACTGGTATTCTTGATACAAGTAAATTACATACTTACAAATACAACGAAGATCTATTCAAAAAAGTTTCTATTCTTCCAGATGGTAAAAATCATGGGTTGATATTTATTCTTGATTGGTCTGGTTCGATGGCTCGTGAGATGTTAGATACTATCAAGCAACTTTATAATCTAATCTGGTTTTGCAATAAAGTTCAAATACCTTTTGAGGTTTATGCTTTCACCGAAAACTTCCCTAATGTAGATGAGGAAGGTATGGCAAAGAAATCTTATGAACCAAAGAGTGGATTGTTTAGAATCAGACCAGGTTTTAGTTTAATGAATATTTTTACCAGTAAAGTCCGTGGTAAAAATTTGGAGAAACAACTAATTAATTTCTTCCGTATTGCGATATCATTCCGTAATTACAATGCACATAGACTTGTTCCTCATGGACTTTCATTATCAGGAACTCCACTCAATGAGTCAATTGTAGCACTACACAAAATTATTCCACAGTTCCGTAAAGAAAATGGTGTTGAGAAAGTTAATTGTGTAATTCTTACAGATGGTGAAGCATATCAATTAAACTATCACCAAGAGGTGAAGAGAGGATGGGAAGATAAACCATACATGGGAGAGCGTTCAATCGATAACAGTTGTTTCCTTCGTAATCGTAAGACAGGCAAAACATATCGAACAGGTGACTCATGGACTACATTCACACCAGTTCTACTTCAAGACCTTCGTGATACTTATCCTGATGTAAATTTTGTTGGTATTCGCATCATGCCACCAAGAGATCTTTCAAGTTTCCTTCGTATCAATTGTGATGATTACAATAGTCCAGAGGTTGAGAAGCATAGACTTAATTGGAAAAAAACAAAATCAGTATCAATTAAAGGATGTGGATACCATGTTTACTTTGGATTATCATCTGCTGCCCTTGCCAATGATTCTGAATTTGAGGTCGATGAAGGTGCAACTAAAGCACAAATCAAAAGAGCATTTACTAAGTCTCTTACTGCTAAAAAGATGAATAAAAAAATCTTAAATGAGTTTGTAACTATGATTGCCTAAATACTAAAAAAGTGTCTAGTGAAATGAAGACCTATAAAGAGTTCATGCAAGAGAGTAGTCTCTCTCGAATTAAAAGTAAATCTGATAAGGGTGGTATGGCCATCCTATCAGGATCGAGGGGTGACAAGTCTAAAAAAGAGAATCAAGCAAGAGCAAAGCAATTAGATAAAGATATTCGTGGTAGAGGTTTACCAGGTGCTACAAAGGTCACTGGATCGTATGTAGAGAAAGGTGATGATGGGAAAGAGAAGAAAGTAAAGGAGAGGAGTCATGTTGTCTCCTCTGGAAAGATGGGTAAGAGAAAGTTTAAGAAGACAGTCAAGGCACTTGGTAAGAAGTATGGACAAGACTCTGTGTTGACACAAACTAAAAAAAGTGGTACACTATCAGCAACTAGAAAAGGTGGTCTCGGAAAAGATAAAAGAATTGGTGTTGGTAAATTTAAACCACAGGGTAAAAACCCAGAAGGACAATCACAAATCAAAGGTAAAACTTTTACATACGGATAATGACACAAAAACTTTATGATGACTCCAATTGGAGAGAAGAATATAAACAATATACAAGTAACAAAAGGTATCTTGAACTACTTGAGAACGGACCTCATAGTCTTTCACAAGCTTGGTTATTGGGTGCATTACATAATGAATGGAAGAAAATGAAAGGATATGATAAACTTGATCCAAAAGAAAATAAAGGTCAGTTGCAATCTTCTATGAAAGATTTTTTTGAGAGACATAAGGATCAAGGAATCTAACCAATTAAATAAGTGGCACACATAATGTTGTTTACATGTTAACTTACACTATAATAAGTGTATCGAACAAACAACTACATTATGACTTACATTCCCTTCACCGTTAAAATGACCGAAGATCAAATTACTGATAAGTTAAGATCACTCTACGGTACTGAATTTACTACAGCAGACATCAAAGCATTCTGCTCTATGAATGATATTCACTACAATACAGTTACCAGAAAATTACAAAAATACAAAGTATCCAAAGGTAAGTGGAATCTTGAAGTTACTCAAGAAGCAGTTGAGAAGATTGAGAAAACATTCAACGCACCATCTGCACCAGTTCAAGAAAAGAACTTAGTTCCAGTTCTAGATGAAACATTCGTTCCCTTTGGAAGTTTCAAAGATGTAAAGAATATAATCAAATCAAAACAATTCTATCCTGCGTTCATCACAGGGTTATCTGGAAATGGTAAAACATTTTCTGTCGAACAGGCATGTGCCCAACTAAATAGAGAGTTAATTAGAGTCAACATTACAATCGAGACTGATGAAGACGATCTTATTGGTGGGTTTCGCCTTGTTGATGGTAACACTGTTTGGCACAATGGTCCAGTCATCGAATCTTTGGAGAGGGGAGCTATACTCCTTTTAGACGAGATCGATTTAGCATCTAACAAGATTTTATGTCTACAATCTATTCTTGAAGGTAAAGGTATCTTCTTGAAGAAGATAGGTAGATGGGTAAAACCTGCTGCAGGATTCAATGTCATTGCGACTGCGAATACAAAAGGTAAGGGTTCTGACGATGGTAGATTCATAGGAACTAATGTTCTTAATGAAGCATTTCTTGAAAGATTCCCTGTAACCTTTGAGCAATCATATCCATCAGTTAAGATTGAAGAAAAGTTACTAACACTTCATTCTGCAAGTGTCGGTATGCACGATGGACAGTTTATCAAGAAACTTGTTGATTGGGCAGACATCATTCGTAAAACATTCTACGATGGTGGTATCGAAGAGATCATCTCTACTCGTCGTCTTGTTCACATCATTCGTGCTTTCTCTATCTTTAGAGACAAAGCAAAAGCAATCCAAGTTTGCACAAATCGTTTCGACGATGATACAAAACAATCATTCATGGAACTTTACGACAAGGTAGATGCAGACGTTAACTTTGAAAAAGATGAATCTGTGGAAGAACTATAAAGATGCCCTTCATGAAACATTCCCTCTCCATAATGGAGTAGGGAGTGTTTGGGCACAGTGGGAAGGAAAAGGAACTTCTCTAACAGCAAAGACCTACACTACACAACACTTTATTAAATCAAGGGAGGTAGAAATCTGGAATGAAAAATCTTGCATTTATAACAACATCATCTATCCTAAGACAGGCAGTAATCTTCCATGTTTTGGTATGGATCTTATGGGATTTTTCCACAAGAAAGTCATTATTGTCTTTGATTTCCAACATCCTGTAGAAAACTATTTGTTTTCTGTTGATGGATTACCAAAAGGAAAAGGAGATTATCGTTTCTTTGAACCAGGTAATCATTTCTCAGAAAATATTTACATTCAATACTGCACGATGGATGAAGTAGATGAACATCTCGAAATGTTTAAAAAATACTTGACAGTTTTTAAAGATATGGTAGAATTAGAAAAACCAATCGGTATGGACACTAGTGTTTATAAAGACTTTGATGCTTATATGAGAAAATTAGATCCTGTTGGTGGGTATCTTGCAGGTTCTTTTGGAAAAGAAAAAGCAGAAAAATTAGTTAATGAATTTTTATTTTCTTATGGTTAATGCATGGAGTTTAGCAGCATCTATATTAGGTGGAACATTTGATGAGGATTACCCACTAATGAAACAAAAGAAAAATTTTGAAGATGATGGACTTGATTATGAATCTGATTATATGTCAGATATAGATGATCAATACTCACATCATTTTGGATCAGTAACATTGTATGGAGAAACAGAAATGAGAGATCATCGATACAAATATCATGAAGATGAAATCTTAAAAGACATCGAAGAGTATGTCTCAAGCACATATAACGGACACTATACAGGAACTAAGAACGAGTTTCGTAAAGTCCAGACTATCGACTTAATGGCAGCAAGAGATTTAGCATCTCATTTTTGTCAAGCAAATATTTTAAAATATGGTAGTCGATATGGAAGTAAAGATGGAAAGAATAAAAAAGACTTGATGAAAGTCATACACTATGCTATGCTATTAGCACACTTCGATGGTCATTATGGAGAACCTTCAATGCCATCTGGAAACTTTGAACAAATGCCTTAACTTAAAAAATAATGACCATGAATTTATGTGATAACACATTAGGTATCCTCAAGAACTTTGCGGGTATTAACAATTCAATTCTTGTAAAAGAAGGAAATCAACTTCGTACAATTTCAGTAGCAAAGAATATTCTTGCCGAAGCAGAAATAGATGAAGATTTTCCTCGTCAATTTGGAATATATGATTTGAATCAATTTTTAAATGGATTAAGTTTACATCAAGATCCTGATTTAGATTTTAGTGAAGAATCATATCTAACTATTCGTGAAGGAAAGAGAAGAGTAAAATACTTTTTTGCAGATCCACAAGTAATTGTTGCACCACCAGAAAAAGAAATTACTTTACCATCAAAGGATGTTTGTTTCCAATTAGACAGCACCGCACTTGATAAATTACTTAAGGCAGCAGCAGTATATCAGCTACCAGATTTATCTGCGGTTGGAGAAGCAGGAGTTGTTAAACTTGTTGTTCGTGATAAGAAGAATGATACTTCAAATGAGTTTGCTGTTGTAGTTGGAGAAACAGATAAGAACTTTACTTTTAATTTTAAAGTAGAAAATATTAAAATTATACCTGGTGCTTATGATGTAGTTGTTTCACAAAAACTTTTATCTAAATTTACTAACACAAACTTTAATCTAAAATACTACATAGCATTAGAACCAGATTCTACATTTGAGTAATGCAAAAAGAAGTTTTTTTTGATGCAGAAGAAATGCAAATCATTCGAGTTTGTTTACGCAATGCACCGATTCCTTATGATCAAGGAGAAGGTGCAAAAAAACTTAAACAATTACAAGAAAAAGTGGGTCCTCCCATATCACGAGAAGAACCTGGTATAGAATTGGTCGAATATGATCTAACACCTTACGGAATCGAACCTTTAACATGAATAACATAGGATTAGAAGTTGTCTTCTGGACAGTATTATCAGTTTATCTTCTAGCAAAGTTAGGAGTATTTAAAAAGAAATGAGGTTGCAATTCTGGTATTCTAAAGGTGTCAAGCAATGGCACTGGACATTACATACTCGACACTATGCTCCAAAAGGAAAAGATTATTATCATACATCTGGATCAGGAACTGATGTTAGAGAAGTTATGAATAAAGTCGCAACAGAAGTTGAAAAATTAGTTGAAGAAAGAAACAATGAAACTAACACAGAAAATAATTGATAAGATACAAGAAGCGATGCTTCATACAAATTTGAAAGGTGAAATAAATTGGAAAGATGGTGATGATATTGAAGTTCAAATTGCAGGAACTTTTGCAAAAGATAAATTTATTGTAATTAAGAACTCATCTAAAAATCCTTGGGAACCTGCACAAGCACATCCAAGATATGATTACGAAAAGAGGGAGTGGAAGAAGGATGAAGAAGTATAAAGTAAGAGTTTTTATTCGATTAAGGGAATCAGTATCTGATGCAGCAGGAAATGCAGTCATGGCAAACTGTAATAAGGTTGCACCTGATATTAAAGTAGAAAAATTAAGAATCAATAAAATTATTGAAATGTTAATTGAAGCAGAGAGTGAAGAGAAAGCAAGAGAACAATTAGATATATTAAGTGATAGATTATTTGCAAATATTGTAATCGAAGATTGGGAATATGATCTATTAGAGGTAGGTCCTCATTATCCTGACTCAGCATTTTAATAGGAGGTATATGTCAGAATTTATTCAAAGACACATTGGTCCTACACCAGAAGAACAATCTAAAATGTTAGATGATTTGGGTGTATCAACTATTGATGAACTTGTAAGACAGATAGTTCCAGATTCAATTCTACTTCGTGGTGATAATGACTTACCAGATTCTTGTAGCGAACAACAAGCACTTACAGAATTAAAAGAGATTGCAAAAAATAATATTGTTAAAAGAAGTTTAATTGGTCAAGGATATTATGGAACAATTACACCACCAGTAATCCTAAGAAATGTATTTGAAAATCCTGCATGGTATACATCTTATACACCATATCAGGCAGAGATATCACAAGGTAGATTAGAGGCATTATTTAATTATCAAACATTAATTACAGAACTCACAGGTCTTCCAATATCAAACGCTTCGTTACTTGATGAAGGAACTGCAGCAGCAGAAGCTATGATACTTGCTTTTGGTGCGAGTCGAAATAAAAATAAATTTTTAATTGATAGTCAAATATTTCCACAAACTTTAGCAGTATTAGAAACCAGAGCAAAACCATTAGGAATTGAAATTGTAAAACTTGATTTTGACGATTCAATACCCTTAGTCGATTTTGAAAGTGCTTTTGGTTTATTAGTCCAACTACCAAATAATCAAGGAAAATTAAGAGATCCTGATTCATTGATTAGAGTTGCGGATGTGTACAAATGTCTTAAGATTGCAGTTGTAGATCCTATGGCACAAGTGCTAATGAAACCTGTAGGCGAAATGGGATTTGATATTGCTGTCGGTAGTATGCAAAGATTTGGAATTCCTATGGGTTACGGAGGACCTCATGCAGCATTTCTTGCAACCACTGACAAATATAAGCGTAAGATTCCTGGACGTATTGTAGGGCAGTCGATAGATAGTCAAGGTAATAAAGCATTACGATTAGCGTTACAAACAAGGGAACAACACATAAGAAGAGAATCAGCAACATCCAATATATGCACTGCTCAAGCACTGCTCGCAAATATGTCAGGTTTTTACGCTGCTTATCACGGTTCGGAAGGTCTGAAAAAAATAGCAACCAGATTATTAAAATATAGACAAACGTTATTAACAGCATTGAAATGGTGTGGTAAAAAAGTTGATGACTGTGAAGGTTTTGATACCGTTCGATTTGAGTGCGATGAATTAAGTTATCAGTTTTTAGAAGAAAAATTTAATGTCAGATATGAAAATGGATGGGTTACTTTATCTATCGATGAAATTACTACTGTTTATGAACTTCATGAAATTCTAAAAACACAAATTAATTTTAAAGCTCATTCTAATACAATTCTCAATGTAGTTGATGCCTGTGAGAAATATGTGTGGAAACAAACACCTTTGAGAACTGGTGAATGGTTACAACAGGAAGTATTTAAAAAATATCAAAGTGAAACTAATATGATGAGATATATTCATGAGTTAGTATCAAAAGATTTTTCATTAGTAAACGGAATGATACCTCTTGGCAGTTGCACAATGAAACTAAATGCAGCAGCAGAGTTAATGCCAGTAAGTTGGAATGAGTTTGCCAATATACACCCTTTTGCTCCAAAAGATCAAACTTTTGGATATCAAAGAATCATGGATGATCTCCGAGAATGGTTATGTGATATTACTGGATTTGCTGATGTATCATTACAACCAAATGCAGGATCACAGGGTGAGTACGCAGGTTTACTTGCTATACAAGAATATCATCGAAGTAATGGTGATGATAATAGAAAGGTATGTTTGATTCCTACAAGTGCCCATGGAACTAATCCTGCGAGTGCTGTGATGGCAGGTATGGAGATTGTGCCAGTGAAGTGTGATGACGATGGTAATATTGATTTGGAAGATTTAGAAAAGAAAGCAATCATGAATACTTTTGAACTATCATGTATCATGATTACATATCCTTCAACTCACGGTGTATTTGAACCAACAATCAAAGACATTTGTAAAATCATACATGATAATGGTGGGCAGGTATATCTTGATGGTGCGAATCTAAATGCTCAAGTTGGACTTGCAAAACCAGGTGAGTATGGTGCTGATGTATGTCATATGAATTTACATAAGACATTCTGTATTCCTCATGGTGGTGGCGGTCCTGGTGTTGGTCCTATCGGTGTGGCAGAACATCTTGTTCCTTTTATGAATCAAAGAGTATCTGCAGCAGTTCAAGGTAGTGCAAGTATTCTTCCAATCAGTTGGATGTATATTCGTATGATGGGTGGAGATGGATTAAGAAAGGCAAGTGAAGTATCTCTACTTACTGCGAATTGGTTAGCACATAAAATCGAATCATCATTTAAAGTGTTGTATAAAGGTGCGAATGGTAGAGTTGCTCATGAGTGTATATTTGATTGTCGTAATTTACCCGTAACAGCAGAAGATGTTGCGAAGAGATTAATGGATTATGGTTTTCATGCTCCCACATTATCTTGGCCTGTTTTAGGAACTATGATGGTTGAACCAACTGAAAGTGAATCCTTAGATGAGTTACAAAGATTTGTAGAAGCAATGGAAATAATTCGAAGAGAAATATATACGGATAAAGACATTTTAAAAAATGCACCACATACTTCAAGAATGATTTCAAGTGATGATTGGAAATATGATTATAGTCGAGAACAGGCAGCATATCCCATGAATCAAAAGAATAAATTTTGGCCTGCAGTAGCAAGAATTGATAATGTATATGGGGATCGTAATTTAGTTTGTTCTTGTGAAGATTATTTTAGTGATGAAAGAACACCAGTTGAAAGATTACATGATGATATCAGAAAAAATATTGGCAAAAAATAATTTGTGTGCTAAGATATGGAAGGTATGGAAGTATGCTCTTGGTTCATTCCAAGATGAAACTACCAAAAAGTATGATGATATTATCTGTGTTATCAGATCCTTTATCTTCTTACAACTCGTGATTACCAATTGTTTTATCGTTGCAGGAAACATTCGACACTGGAACGATCATTATACACCACCACATTATGAACATATTCGTGACAGATCCTGACCCTCTTGAGTCCGCAAGAGTGTTGCCTGATAAACATATAGTAAAGATGCCACTTGAGACCTGCCAGATGTTGGCGGTTGTTTATTCCAAGTGGTATTTTAATTGGGGAGATAAACTTCTACCTAAGAAAGACGGAACACCATACAATACAGAGAAAGGTGCCTTTCGTGGACATCCATGTACTGTATGGGCAGCAGAAGATATTGCCAATACCGCTTGGTTGATTCAACATGGTTTTGGATTACTTGAAGAGTATACTCATAGATATGGTAAAGTTCATTCTTGCCAAACTGCTATGAACGAAGCAGAGAAGGTTTTTGAAGAAAGAACAGGTAAGACATTACTATGTCATAAAGAAGCAACACCATTCGCATTCGCAGGTCCTGATGTATTTAAATTTGACACAAGCATTGACACTCTTACTGCTTACAAGCGTTATATCGCATCCAAACCTTGGGTTGCATCTAATTATCTTCGTGACCCATCCAAAAAACCAAATTGGTTATAACCTATGATTAATTTTATTTTTTCAGCATGTCCACCAGTGTATACTTTACCTGGTACTTGGAACGATCCAGAAAAGATTGCCAAGTGTAATGACACATTAATTCCACACTTTACATTCAATCCAAATTATACTTTTGGTATATCAATTGCTGTGATTACAATTCTATTAGCAGCATATGGAATCTATAAAGGATTCTTTGCAAATCAAGGATTAGCAGATCCATGGGATGATCATGAAGATTGATACACAAGGGATGTCCTATGGACCAGATAAAGTTGATGGTAAAAGTATAGAAGAACAACGTGCTGCTATTCCTGATATGGAAGTAGTGAAAACAAATTTATTCTCAAATTCATTTAGAAAAGAATTAAAAGATTTAATTAATGAAATTTTAGATGAGAGAGAATATCAAAAAAAACTTGAAGGACCTTACGATTTTTATGATGATGACAAAATTGATTTCATCTGATGATCCCAGATACTTTACTGAAACTAGTAATATATCTTATGATCGTCATCGCTACAAAATAGTTTCTAAAACTAAAACAATGATTGTAGAATCTTGGGAAGAAGCAAAAGAATATTGGTGGAATAATTGTTATTCACCATCAATTAAAGATACAGTTATTGAAGTCCTCGATAAACCAAAGAAAAAAACAAAAGGTTTTGCTTAATTATGAAACATGTATTATTTGATTTAAAACAATGTTTAATTACTCCTCCATTAGATGATGAAGAATATATTAAGAATACCTTGATAGAAGCAGCAAAGATTGCTAAACTAGAAGTAATAAAGGTTGATACTCACAAGTTTCAACCTCATGGTGTTACTGGTTATGCTCTACTTGCAGAGAGTCATATTAGTATACACACTTGGCCAGAGGATGATATCGCTCGATGCGATTTATTCTCATGTAAACCAAACACAGATTATAAATCTGTGATACAATACATGCAGAACCGTTTTCACTCAATGGAAGTTAAGAAATGGGGATGCGACAGATCTGATTGGATTTAATTATGAACCCTATTGACACAAACAGAATAGCAAATGCACTTGAGAGAATTGCAAATGC